GTCCGGATTTGGTGATTGTCCATACCGGCAAAACTCCTAGAGACGCACTTTCCAGGCCTCCGGTTACAGTTCTCGAGGTTAACATTAGCAATAATACAATAGTTCTTCAGGATACGGTGCCTGCGGACTATAATGCTTATGCCACTTTCTGGTATAACCGCACAGTTGATGATAATTACACTTTGACTTGTCAAACACCTGGTGCTAGTGGGATTGGCAAGTTTACGGTTACTTCCGAGCTAAATAACGATGTTAATCTTTACAGTGTCATCTTTGGTACTAAGAATGCATTGCCTCAGACAGTGCAATGGCCAAGTGGGGTAGAGAAGATAACTGATGCTATCCATTATGGTGGACAGCCTGTGCCCGAGACAGTTACTATCACTTTCGATAGTACGCTGCTTCCAAACACTCATGCGTCGTTCTCGAATGCTCTGCCTGAGCCATACGACCTATATACTACTTATAGTGATCAATTTGGTGGGATTCGGATTGATGGAGCTTCTGCATTCTCTGTTGATTTGAATACGGCGTTCGCTGCTCAGTTGTTAGGTAGTCCAGTTTCCGGTACTCTGCCGGCAGCTATTACGACAACTGATGAGCTCGTGCTTGAGATTGACGGAGTTATTCTAAATATCAATGAGACGACTGTTACGGCAGCTGCAGGCACTTGGTCTACCGTTACCACCCTTGCAGGTGTGGTTACTGCCATTAATGCTGTGATTGATGCTGATGTTCAGGTTCATAATGACGGATCTGGTACATTTGCTTCAACAGCGGCTAATAGTTTGGCTTCCGTAGTTACTTATGGGACTCAGAGCATTCTGAAGATCGCCGGTAGAAATGTTCAAACTTCTACCAATGGTCTAGAATCTCAGGTTAAGGTTCTGACTCCAACTACTGTTGGTCAGGTTGATATTTCGGCCACCCTTGGTTTCACTCCGAATCAAGAATCCCTTGGTAGCTGGGATGGTTTGAATCAGCCAGCAGAGATCATTAGTTCGGTTGATGCTCCGTATTCGATTACTGCTGGTGTGGATGATTCTTTCCTGTTCAATATTGATGGGTCGGATTACCAAGCTACCATTCCGTCCGGTGCAGCAGTTACCCTGGGTCAGGTGGTTGATGCCATTAATGCTGGGTATCTAGATACTGCTCCTGCTGCTGATCAAGCTACTGCGCTAGCTCAGGCTATTGTGGTGGGTAATTCATTAAGTACCAATTATACTGGCCACCAGGTTTTAGGTACTTGGCACGTAGCAGCAGATGTTACCAATAATATCACGGCAGCAGTAGCCACTGATTTACCAACGTTGCTGACGCTTTTGGCGGACATTAAGGCTCAGTTTAATTTGCATGTTGCTGATAATCCTGGGCCTGGTCTGGTTTATCATACTGTAATTGCAACTGCAACTACTATCACAGCTGCTGATCCGACGACCCTGGAAGAAGCTATTAATTTCATCTGGGTATTGAAGAATGCTTTTAATACCCACTTGGCGGACGCTACGGTTCACTTGTTAGCTGATGCAACCAACGTTGAGACTAATAGTAACTCTCAGTTGGTAGCAATTGCTGGTGCAGGTTTGTACGCGAATAAGATTATTCTTAGATCGCGTGTCAATACTATTTCTTCGCGAGTGGCAATTAGTACGCTGGGGACTGCTAGTACGAAGCTCGGGTTTACTGCTGGTGATTCGGCCTCTGTTAATCAACCAACTGCTTCTCGTTTAGCAGCTGCTTTGAATGCTGATGCTACTTTTGCTGCAGCGGCAGTGGCATGGCCAGTAACGACTCAGGGTCGTGGAACGTTCATCCGAATTGATTCCCTGTCTGCTGGTATTGGTTCTAGCATTGCCTTTACTAGCGTGACTGGCACGGTCTTTACTACGGACACTGGGATTGGTATTACTCCTGGTGTTAGTGGTGATATCGGTGAGGCAGCCACTGCTGGTTATACGGTTTCCTCTTCGAATCCGAGTGGTTCAAGTGGAACCGGTGTTCCGGGCCAGACTTATACAGATGCTCAGACCGGGCTTCGATTCACTGTTCTTCCGGCATCTGCTGGTGATTACGCTAATAGTGGTTCGTTCACTTTGATTGTGGACTCCACCTTTATTGCTGATGCCTCAATTCCGTCTCGAGCTATTCCGGGCTTGGAATTCTACGTTTTTAACACCCTGAATGTGGGCGTTGATTCGACAGCTATTCTGAGCACCTTCAATAAGGGTGGTTCAGAGCCGGCAGTAGGTGATGTTTACTATGTCAGCTACAACTATGCCAAGTCGGATATTTCTACTGCTCTATTCCGGGATCTGAAGAAGATTCAGCAGAATTTTGGAGCTCCTACTCCCGAAAATCCGCTCAGTCTTGGAGCTCGGTTGGCTCTGTTAAATGGTTCGGTTCTGCTTGGCCTGCGTCAGGTGCTTCGAGCCCCGAATTCGGCTCAGGCTTCCCTGCAATCGTATGCAGATGCTATCAATGAGCAAAAGAAGCCAATTGAAGGCAGCGTGAAGCCGGATGTATTAGTTGCTCTAGCAACTGATCCGGAAATCTTCAGTCTGCTGAATCAGCATGCTGTGTTCATGTCTGCTCCGCGTCAGGAAGGTGAACGAATCAGCATTGGTGGTGTTGCAGCTGGTACTACTCCGTTGGGTGTACGTGCTATTGCTCAAGGTTTGCAATCTGAGCTGTTTATTCTGACTTATCCTGATACTTTTGTGATTTCAGTTACGGATCAGCAGGGTAATACGGTTGAGCAGCTGATTGATGGCTCGTATGCTGCTGCTGCTTTAGCAGGTAGTGCAACCAATCCAGCTATAGATGCCGCCACTCCATGGACTCGTCGTCAAGTTCTCGGATTCAAGAGGCTGGGCCGAATTTTGGATCCGACTGAAGCCAATCAGGTGGCGGTCAGTGGTGTTAGCATCATCGAGCAAGTTGACACTGGCATGCGAATTCGTCATGGATTGACGACTCGGATTGATAACGTCATTACGCGTACACCGAGTGTGACGTTGACGATTCATTACATCCAGCAGTCTACTCGCCGAACTTTGGATCCCTATATTGGGCAAAAGTTCACGAGCACTCTGATTAAGTCGGTTGAGTCCAGGCTGAATGGTATGTTTAGCGGACTTATTGATAAGGAAATCGTGACTGAGGTTGGTGGAATTGCGGTGACGATTGATGAAGATGATCCTACTATCATGAGGACGTCTGCCATCTACGTCCCGATATTCCCGCTCGAGTACATCGTCAGTACCTTCCAGGTACGAATTCGACTCTAATTTCCTCTTGCGAGGTATGTTGGCTGTTGCCTGAGGTCGCGGGCAGGGATCTCAGGTACGATTTATTCGTTAGACTTTTTGGTTGGCGGAAGCAGAGGCATAGAGTCAATAGCGGCAGTTAAAGCCTTCATTGACTTGCGGCTCTTGTTAACTTCCCGTTTAACATCAGCACTGAGTTTATTGACATCCACATTTTTATCTGTGGATTCTAAACTGGCTGCACTGGATTTGACTCGACGCCGCTTTCGACGGTGGACGGTCCGGGCTAAATCTTCATCATCAACTGTTGCTCGGATTCCTTCAACTTTATCAAACCAGATTTCTCGTCGGTATTTCCGACTTAAGATACGGTTGGCACTGGTTAAAACACTAGAGAGGCGATTTTTAACTTGATCGCTATCCTCCCCGGGAATCCGACTTAAACCGAAGGCGACCTTAGCGACATATCGCTTGTCGAAAAAAGCGAATGGTAGTTCATCAGCTCCGACATTCAGGAATTTAGCAGCCCGTTCGCCATAGGTTCCGGTGTTGTCAGTTTTATAAGATTTCAAGAATTCAGCAGGTGACCTTACAGTGCGTTTTGACATCATCTTCCCATCTGTTCGTTCCAGAGTTTTACGATCTCCCATGCTTCATTTACAGCGTGATACTGTTTAACTAACTTATCGCTTCCATTGTTCCGATCCGGGTGATACCTTGCGGCCAATCTTTTGTAAACCGATCTGGCTCTTTTAATATCGACTTTATATCTACCTCTAGGTCTAGAAATACCAAGGGTTTCACAAGCCCTACGGATAGCTGTAATAGTGATAACTTCAGGATCAGAGGGATTAACATCTCGTCTAAGATTTCTAATTTTCTTGAGGAGATCCTCATAACTGGCTCTAACTTCGTATTCGAAGTCTTGAACTAATCCTTTTCTGATGTCAGGTTCAATCCCTTCTAATCTTACATTAACGAATGTGTCAGTTAACGCTTTAATACTAGCATAAAACATTCTAGCATTATCTGCTCTGAGATCATCTGGTGGCTCAGGTGATGATGTTTTTGTTCTAGCTTTATGACCTTTGGGTTGTTTACGGCGTTGGACATATCCGGTTTTAGTGGAATAGTTTCGGAGGTTATTTGAATAATATTCATTAATAGCTTTTCGTAATCCTTCTGAATTTCCTTTATATTCTTTAGCTAAACGGTAGGCAGAAGATAG